GAAGACCGCATCAAGCGTATCAAAGCCGCCGTTGCCATTGCCATCACCATTGCCGTGCCCGCCGAAGGGCTCAGAAGGGTTGCCTATCATGACCCCGTTGGAATCCTCACTGTTTGCTACGGTAGCACGACACAGGTGCAAAAAGGCAAGGTCTATAGCCTGGAAGAATGCTGGGATCGTCTGGATTCAGATATGCAGCAAGCCATTCTTACTGTGGACCGTTGCGTACCTGGCCTGCAGCCGAACGTACTGGCAGCCTTTGGTGATGCGGTTTACAACATCGGATCACGCATCGCCTGCGACCCCGCAAAATCAACCGCAGCCAGACTCTTAAAAGCCGGAAAAGTGGGGGACGCCTGCAAACAATTGCCGCGCTGGAACAAGGTCAACATGGCTGGGATCTTTATCCCGCTTCCGGGGCTGACTAAACGCCGTAATCTGGAGATGCTTGTATGTTTGGGTTCGTTTTAACTCCTTTCTATAAAGCTGTTCTTATTATTGCTACAGTTGTAGCTGTATTTGCTACAGGTTACTACAAAGGCTATAAGAATACTCAGGTTAAGTTTGATGCTTATAAGGCTGAAGTAGCTGCTGTAGCTGCTCAGCAAGAAGCTAAGACTAAGGTTATTAACAAGAATAATACAAAGGTAGCTAAGGAGACATCCAATGCTTACAAAGACAATCTTACTGCTGTTCGTGATTACTACAACAGGATGCACAACGATGGTAGCAAGTTCGTGTCCAGACTACCCTATGCCGCCTCAGGAACTGATGCAGCCCCCTCCTACGATGTACTTGCTGGAAGCTGTGCAGAAACCACTCTCCAAGTAGTAACTTTACAAAAGTTTATTACTGATATAGCTGCAAACTATTGACTTTTAAGCAGTTTTCATGTATAATTAAGGTATATTGACAGGATTTATAAATGACATATCTACAGCTCATTAACGATGTTCTAGCCCGTCTTAGAGAAAAAGAAGTTGCTTCTGTAACTGCTGACTCCTATACTAAGCTTATTGGTAAGTATGTTAATGACATTAAGACTCAAGCTGAAAATGCTTATAATTGGAATGCTCTAGCTAATACAATTACAGTAGAAACTGTAGCTGACACATACAATTATGTCCTTACTGGTGCTGGTCAGCAATTCAAAGTAATGGATGTAATTAATGATACTGAGAATGTAACTATGCGTTACGTTGACAGTAGAAGAATGAATGAATACTTTCTGGAGGAACCTCTTCAAAAGGGGTCTCCAGTTGATTATAACTTTAATGGTACTCAGAATGGAGATATCCTTGTAGATGTGTATCCTATTCCCGATAAAGCTTATAATCTTAGATTTAACTTCTTTATCCCACAAGCAAAACTTACTACTAACAGTGATGTACTAAAGATTCCAGCAGAGCCTGTTATTCTAGGTGCTTATGCTAAAGCTATTGTGGAGCGTGGTGAAGATGCAGGAATGCAATCCTCAGAAGCATGGCAGTTGTACAGATCAGCTCTTGCAGACGCAATTGCAATCGAATCTGGACAATTCCCCGGTGAACTCAACTGGTACGCTGAATAATGCAACAGATACAAACTGCTTCTGTCAGAGCACCGGGTTTCCTAGGTTTGAATTTGCAGGACTCGGTAGTTAACCTTGAAGCCGGATACGCATTAGAGGCTAACAATGCAATCGTAGACCAGAAAGGTCGTATAGGGAGTAGGCGTGGGTGGAGAGCTGTTACTAATACCGTTGGTAGTTACCCTGTTGGTAGCATCGGTGAGTTTATTGATTACACTGATACTTCTGTTATTTTCTTCTGTGCTAACAAAAAAATCTACAAAACATCATTCCCAGAAGTAACAGAGATTACTTATAGCGGAGATGGTGACTTTGATCCTGCTACAGAGATCACTGGAGATAATTGGAAGCACGTTAGCCTGAATGGTAGACACTACTTCTTCCAAGAAGGCCATAAGACTCTTGTCTATGATCCAGATGTTTCAACTACAGAGTATAACATCGTTAATGAAGTCATTAAGTATCAAGCTTTCTCTGAAACACTAGGTACTTGTCCTGAAGCCTCTACAGCTATTAATGCTTATGGTCGCATCTGGGCTGCAGGGATGGCTAATGATAAAGACTTAGTATGCTTCTCTGATCTGCTGGACGGCAATGTATGGAATACAGGTACTGCTGGTACTCTAGACGTAGCTACTGTATGGGCTGATGGCTCTGATGCTATTCAAGCCCTAGCAGCATTTAACAACTATCTATTTATCTTTGGTAAGCGTCAGATACTGATCTATCGTGGTGCTGAAGATCCTTCTACAATGTATCTTGAGGATATTGTAAAAGGTATTGGTTGTGTGTCTAGAGATACTATTGCTTACACTGGCTCTGATGTAATCTTCTTGTCTGAAGTAGGTGTTATGTCACTACTCAGAACTATTCAAGAGAAGTCAGCTCCTTTGCGTGATCTGTCTATGAATGTTCGTGATGATCTAGTCATGAATATGAACTCAGAGATCAAAGCTAACATTAAAGGTGTGTACTACGCTAGAGATGCTTTCTACCTGTTACACCTACCAACTACAGGTAAAACATACTGCTTTGATACTCGTAGACCTCTAGAGAATGGTGGTCTTAGAGCTACTACTTGGACTGATATTGATCCTAACTGTATGGCTGCTGTTAGCGATAACAGGCTATTGTTTGGTCAGATGGGTGTGGTTGGTTGCTATTATGGTTATACCGATAACGGTACACCTTATACTTTCTCATATAAGTCTACTCACTTTGAGATGGACAAGCCTAGTAACCTCAAGATGCTGAAGAAGCTTGGTGCTGTGTTCATTGGTAGAAACAACCAAGCTATTACAGCTAAGTGGGCTTACAACTATGAAGAAGTCATGGAGGAAGCCACTACTAATCTGAAGTCAGAGAAGGTAGCTGAGTATGGTGTAGATGAGTATGGTATTGGTGAATACTCTGATGGTACTGTGCTGGATGATATTGCTGTTAACACTACAGGCAATGGTGACACAGTACAGATTGGTTTTGAGGCTGAGATTGATGGTATTTTTGTATCTATGCAGAAAATTGATGTGTTTTACAAAACTGGTAAGACATATTTCTAACGAAGGAGTATACCTTGTCTAATTATTCAAAGATTGTTAACTATGCTGCAAAGGATACTCTTGTAGAAGGAGATCCTAATAAGATTATTCGTGGTACAGAGATTGATGTTGAGTTTAGTGCAGTACAGACTGCTGTAGCTACTAAAGCTGATATACAAAGTCCTAACTTAACTGGTGTTCCTAGAGCTCCTACTGCTTCTTTTGGTACTAACACCACTCAAGTAGCTACTACTGCTTTTGTTCAACAAAATAGTGTACCTGTTGGTGGTATCATCATGTGGTCAGGCCTTGTTGCTAATATTCCTCAAGGTTACGCTTTATGTAATGGTTCTAACGGTACTCCTGACCTAAGAGATAAATTTATTATTGGGGCTGGTAGTACTTATGCTCCTGCAGCTACTGGAGGCTCCTCTACAGTAACATTAATAGAGGCTAACCTACCAGCACATAGTCATAGCCTAACAGGTGCTTCAGCAGCTGCGGCTGGTGGACATACGCATAGTGTTTCAGATGCGGGTCACTATCATAGCGGTAGTTTTACTAATGTCGGAACTCCTGTGTCTGGCGGTCTAACTGGAACTCCTTCTGGTGATTGGGCTCCTGCTAATACTAATGTTGGTAATGCAGTACTATCTGTCTCTTCTGTACCTAACCATACTCACGATCTTAGTGGCTCTACTACGAGTGTAGGTAGCGGAACAGCAGTTAATATCTTGCCACCGTATGTGGCTCTTGCATACATTATGCGTACAGCTTAATCGGAGATAATAAGATGGCTTTAGGTGGAATCTTTGGTGGTGGTGGTAGTAAGGTACAAGCTCCTGATTATAGTCAGGCAGTAAATACGATAAGTGCGGCAGGGAACACTGCTGCAGGAATGGGTGTATTTAAACCTGTAACAGTATCTACAAGCTTTGGGACACCTCAGTATAACTATGATAATCAAGGAAGATTGATTAGTGCTAGTTATGCACCTGCTGAGTGGTTGCAGAATCTTCAGACTGGAGGCCAAGGCTTAGCAGGTCAGTACCAGAATGTAGCTACAGAACAGTTAGCAGATCGTAGAGCGTTGGAGTCTGCTGGTTATGGCTACGGTGCTGGTCAGCAATTGTATGGTGCTGCTAGTCAAGCACTCCCAACAAGCTATGATACAGCACAAGCTACTCAAGATTATTACAATCGTATGCAGCAAATGGTTGCTCCTCAGAGAGAACAGCAACTAGCTTCTACGAGACAGAACCTATTTAATAGAGGCAGACAGGGCCTAGCAGTGGGGGCTACTCAGGCTGGTGGCATGATGGCTACTAACCCTGAAATGGCTGCTTACTATAATTCTATTGCTCAGCAGGATCTGGGTCTTGCTAATCAGGCAGAACAACAAGCACTGAGTAACCTACAACAGCGTCAGAACATGGCTCTTGGTCTGTTTGGTGCTGGTGCTTCTCAGCTTGGTACTGGTGCTGATCTTACTAATGCTTATCTACGTAACATTACTGCTGCACAGGCTCCCGGCGCTGCTTCACTAGCTAACCTCAATACCATGGAAAACATGGCAATGTCTCCTATTGATCTTGGGATTAGACTAGGTGCTCCAACTACTGCTGGTATGCAGTATGGCGGTACAGCAATGATGAATGCTGCAGATAGAGCAGCTTCATTACAAGCACAGCAAGCTCAAGCAAATGCTGCAGCAGCTAATGCTAATAATCAACCGGGTTTCTGGGATGCTCTTGGTGGGCAACTACTTAGCACTGGCCTAAATATGGGTCTTGGTATGGGTATGGGAAGTTTGTTTGGACCTGCTGCTGGTGCTGCTGGCGGTTTATTTAGCGGCGGAGGTGGTGTAACTGGTTTGGGCGCTGCAGGAGCTTCTCAGCTGCTCAGTGGCGGTAGTTCGGCTATTCCAGGTATTGGCGGAAGTACTGGTGGATTTGTACCTGGTGGTCTGAGACTCTGGTAATAAGGAAATAATATGGCACAAGATATTGTAGGTGGTCTTTTTGGTATTCAGCAACAGCCTGATTACTACTCTCAGGATCAAAGAGCAGCTATTGATCTAGCTAATCTTAATAATCCTAGAGCTATGGGTAGATACTTTGGAGCTATGATTGGTGCTCCTTTAGGCAGAACCGTTGCTCAAGGTGTTGGTGGTCTTCTTGGTGTACAAGATCCTAGATTGCAGCAAGCTGCTACTATTCGTGAAGCACAGCAACAAGGTTTTGATGTAACTACTCCTGAAGGTCTTCAGCAACTGGCTCAATTCTTTGTACAAAAAGGTCAGCCGGGTCTAGCTTCTCAAGTTGCGCAGCAGATGCAACAGCTACAACAAACAACCCTCACTAACGCTAAAACTCAAGAAGATCTACAGCGTGGTCAAGAGTATCGTGCTAAAGTTGCTGAATTGAATGCTGATCCTAATGCTACAGAAGAAGACTATATTAGATTACAAAGACAATACACTTCCCCTGAAGCTGGTATTACGGCATCCATCAATTTAATGTCAAAGCGTGAACAAGCTCAAGCTAAACAAGAACAAAAGAATCTTGTGGATGCTGAAAAGCAACGTCAAGCTGCTGATCTGGCATTCAATAGAGCTAATGTTATTGTAACTACTGCTCAAGAAGCTCTAAATATGGTCAATGGTCGCACTGCTGGTCCTCTTGGTCAACAGCTTAGATCAATTGGTGGTACAGGTGCTGCAGATCTAGAATCAAAACTTACTACGATTAAATCGCTTCTTGCTGTTAATGAACTTCAAAAGATTAGAGAAGCTTCTAAAACAGGCGGTGCTTTGGGTAATGTATCTAATAA